CTTAAAGAAGAAATTCAACAATTGGGTAGACAGAACTTTAGCAGAACTATCCTCAGCTTACATAAAACAGCTGGCAAGACAAACTTCGAGGAAACACGACAACTGTTCGTCAATGGAGTCCTTACCGAATCACTTGACGACGGTACACCAAGATACTATAATAGCAACATCCTCTCCAGATACTTCCGAAAAGACTACTATGAGCACGGAAAAGAAGACAACTGATGATATCGTTGCACATAACAGAGAATGGGCAATTGATAGATTAGAATCAGCAGAATTAGTAGGTGATAAGATTGCACTCTATGCAGAATTTGAAGAGTGGATTGAACTGGAAGAGGAAGGAGAATTAGAAATTTTTTCAATAGAGGACGATGACAATGTTAATGGTAAGATGCAAGGATTGTAATACAGAACTCATTAGTAGTAACAAGACACAGGTGTGCGGTTGTCCGAACATGATGACCATTACTGGTGAAAATGTATCTGCAGTAAATTTAAAAAGAGTAGTGATAACCCGCCAAGATAAGAAGGAAACCGAAGGTCTTACTTCTCAAGATTTAGAATGGCAAGAGCAAAGAAGAAAGCGTAAAGTCCGAAAGTTGGACTTTGAAATTAGATAAATAATAATACTTAAATCAACAACTTGCAGCACTCTTCATAGCAGGGAGATTTAAGAGAAGCATTTTAAAACTTAAATGACAGACAGATCTATCGAGTCTGATCTCAGAGAAGTCCATAAAAAAATTGAAGATATTGAAAAGAAACAAGAGATGATGAGTAAACTGTATCAATTGGACAGAGATCAAAAAGCAAAAATGGGGGAACGCCCATCAACTCATTTACATGAAATGACTTGACACCTATATTATAATATAAGTATAATAAAAATTATATGACAGAAGAAACCATTAAAAAAATCTGCTATACTAAAGCAGAAGTTGATGCAATGGTTGCTGCTGCTGTTGAAGAGGCACGTAGAATTGACGAAGCCTCAATGGCAAAGCACAATAGAGAAGCAACTATTATTAGTATGATTCTTGGATTCACTTGTCTAGCATTATTTGTTGATGGTTTACTTAGGATTCTAGGAATCATTCCACCATTCATGCACCTTGATGTAAACATTATAGATAAGATCACAGACAGGGTAGAGACTGATGTGGTTGATAAGATAAGGCAGGTTCAGGTTATTGAAAAGATAAGACAAGTACCAATTAAGAGATTGTTTAGTCAATGAATCCATTAACTGATTTTATTTTTATAGCATCATGGGTTGCTCTTTTAGTATTGGCAATTAGATCCATTATAAAAGGATGGGCAATGATGAGAGAACCTGAACCTATGAAAAATTATAGGCAAGGGACTTGGACTACTGAAGTGCAGAAACCAGTTCACCCAGAGATGAAAGATGTGCAACCTGGTGAGCAGTTATTGGGTGTGACATTTGAACAAAAAACTGAATGTGATTTGGAGGAATATAAAGCACTTCAAAAACGTATAGAAGAATTGAGGCAAGAGTTGGAGGAAGATGAAGACGACGATGATGATGGTGGTTCTGTCGTTAGAGTTTGATAACCGAACACTTGATTTATTTTAAATTACCATATATAATTTACATAAAAAGATAACATGAAAATTTTCTTAGACACTGCTGAAACTGATATTGTTAGTAAGCATTGGAAGACTGGGTTGATTGACGGTCTTACTACAAATCCAACTTTGATTAGAAAGAGTGGTAGAAAGCATGAAGAAGTTTATCAGGAACTAAAAGATATTGGTATTCCTGATATTAGTATGGAAGTGATTGGTAATACAGAAAATATGATTTCTGAAGGTAAGAGACTTCATAAGAAATTTGGTAAGGTTGCAACTATTAAAGTACCTTGTACACCTGATGGTCTTGCTGCTTGTGCTCGTTTATCTTTAGATGGTATTAGAGTAAATGTAACTCTTATATTCTCACCAGCACAGGCAATTCTTGCTGCTAAAGCACAGGCAGCATATGTTTCACCATTCGTAGGTAGAGTGGATGATAATTCCTTTGGTGGTCTATGCTTAGTTAAAGAGATTGCTAAGATATTCAGAGAGCATATGGTAAGGACGGAAGTTCTTGCAGCATCTGTAAGAGATGTAAGGTCTGTGGGTAGAGCATTTGAATATGGGGCAGATATTGTTACGATGCCAACAGGAGTATTTGAGAAGATGTATAAGCATGTATTGACAGATGCTGGATTAAAGCAGTTTGATATTGATTATGCAGCAAGTATAGCGGCAGACGGTTCATAGTCTGTCTACTTGACTTATATTGATTTTTTTACTATACTCTTAGAGTAACCAATCAAAGCAATGACGCTTACTTCAAAGTTTAAGAAAGACATAAGCATCCTTCGGGCTGCTGCTAATAAAGAAGTTTACTTGGATGTAAAGAATCCAAAATTGTATAAAAAGATTTGCAGACATTATCAAAATGAAGTGTATTTAGACGGAGAAGACCCAGAAAGAGATTACAGTCTTGTGGTAGAATGCCTAAGACAAGACCTTGTGGAGGTAGTATGATAGTTTTAATGGAGAGGTTCCCATACCGTTATGTGGAAGCAGGTGTACTAGATAATGGTAAACCTGATTTTCGTATTCAAAAGCAAGACCGTTATACTAAGAGATATAAAGACATGTATCTTTGTGATAGTGGGATGCAATTGACTCAAGCAATTGAGGATTTTGAATACACTAAATGGTTAGACCCAGAGGGTGTTCCTTGCTACGTAAAAGATGAAGTTTCAACTTTATAAATAAAACTAGCGAAGTTAATTTATTAAAATGGCAAAGGGAACAGCAGCAAAGTCCTCAAGTGGGGCAGCAATGTCTAAGTATGATGTTGAAGTTGAAAAAAGATTGCAAGCATTAGAAGCAGTAGCACATCCTGTACCTAGTGGTGCTAGTACTGGTGGAGATGTTGGAGCAAAATTAGATGCTCTTATAGCAACTCTTAAACAACAGTTTCCTGCTAAGTTTGCTGATCTTTAAAGCACAAATAAAATTTTAATACAAAGGAGGTTGACAAACGACCTCCTTTTTTAGTATTATACATACTATACTAATACAGTAATTCTCAATGAGTGAATATAAAAAGACTGCTCTTGTTCTAGGAGCAGGTGGTTTTATTGGTAGTCACATGGTAAAGAGACTGGTATCTGAAGGGTACTGGGTAAGAGGAGTAGATATTAAATCACCTGAATTTAGTGAGACAGAGGCACATGAATTTATACATGGCGACCTTCGTGATGTAGATTTTGTGCGTAGAGTATTAGAATTCAAAGGAGACCAAGGTAACTTTTATAATGATGTTCCTTATCAGTACATCTTACCTTTCCATGAAATCTATCAGTTTGCTGCTGACATGGGTGGTGCAGGATTTGTATTCACTGGTGAGAATGATGCTGAAATCATGCATAACTCTGCAACCATTAATTTAAATGTGTTGGAGATGCAGCATCAGATGAATAAAGAGTATGATGTTCATCATGACTGGACTGAAGCAAATAGACCTGAGAAAGATTTCGAGACTAAGATATTCTATTCTGGTTCAGCATGTATGTATCCAGAGTACAACCAACTAGACCCTAACAACCCTGATTGCCGTGAAGAATCCGCTTACCCTGCTGCACCTGATTCCGAATATGGATGGGAAAAACTCTTTTCGGAGAGGTTATATTTCTCTTACAGTCGTAATCATGGTATTCCTGTTAGGGTTGCTCGTTACCACAACATCTTCGGACCAGAAGGAACATGGGATGGAGGTAGAGAGAAAGCACCAGCAGCAATATGCAGAAAGGTTGCTTACGCAGGACACAATGACACGATTGATGTTTGGGGGGACGGAGAGCAAACCCGTTCGTTTCTCTTTATTGATGAGTGCATCGAAGCTACTTATAGATTGATGCAATCAGATTTCCAAGGACCAGTAAACATTGGTTCAGAGGAGATGGTAACTATCAATCAACTAGTAGATACTGCTGCACGGGTTGCTGGTAAGACAATAGAAAAGAATCATATCGATGGTCCACTAGGAGTTCGTGGACGCAATTCTAATAATGATGTGATAAGAGAGAAACTTGGATGGGATTATTCAATGACCCTTGAAGAAGGTATCTCTAAAACTTATGCATGGATTGAGGCACAAGCAAATGTCCCTGTCACAGTTTAATCTTGTTGGGGATACCTTTACTCATTTAACAGGTGGTAATAAAGGATACTCAGTACATGGAAAAGAATCTAAGTACATTGAGTGGGTAAAGGATGGTGGAGATGCCACTTTCTATATTGATAATACTATCAATGTTGGTGTGCAGGATGGTAGAAAAGGAACGAAATATCTTTGGTTATTAGAATCAAAATATATTAAACCAGGATTGGTTGAAAGTATTCTTGATAATGATAATCCTCTTTGGCAAGATAATCGTAGGATTGTTGAAGAGACCTATGATACTATTTTTACTCATGACCAGAGACTTCTTGCTCTTGGTGATAAGTATAAATGGGTTCCTGCTCAAGGATTTTGGATTAAAGAACCAAAGATTTACGAGAAATCTAAAATGATTTCTATGATTGCCTCTAATAAAAACATGTGTGAGGGTCATAGAGTGAGATTAGAATGGGTGGATAGGATAGGTGACCAAGTAGACCTCTATGGTAGAGGGTTCAATGAGATTGCTACTAAGGAAGAAGGTCTTTGTGACTATATGTTCTCAGTTGCTATTGAAAATGGGCAGTATGAAACTTACTTTACTGAAAAACTTCTTGATTGTTTTGCCACGGGAACCATTCCTGTGTATCTTGGTGCTCCTGATATTGGAAACCATTTTAACAAGGATGGTATAATAGATTTGAGTGAGGAATTTGATATTTCTGACGAAATCTACTATAATAAGATGGATGCTATCAAAGAAAACTTAGAGAAAGCAAAGAGTATGGAAGTCTTAGAAGATTTTATCTGGGAAAATTACTTAAAATGAGCACATTAGTATATGTGGGAACCAATGTTGGCAACTCCCTATGGAATATGATTCAGGATTATGATAAGGTTTATGCCTTTGAAGCAGACCCTGAAATGTTTTCGGAACTTAGAAGAAAGTTTCAGCAATTTGAATGGATAACCTTAGTAAATGCTGCTTGCAGCGAAACTAATGGTGAAGTAGACCTTTATGTGACTCCTAATAGAGTCTCTACTAGTCTATCTGATGCATCAAAAGCAGAAAAGGATGGTGGATGTCCTCCAATCCTTAAAAAAATTAAGGTAGAATCGATAAATCTTGCTCACTATCTTAGATATGAGGGTGTTACTGATATTGAAAGGTATCAATCAGATATACAAGGAAGTGATTTGACTGTTTTAAAGACTATGAAACAGTATATTGATAATAAGAATATAAAAAGTATGTTCATAGAGACTCATGGTAATGGTATTGAGATATATGATGGATTAGATAATCAGTTTGATGGGTTTAAGGAGATTCTTTCTGAGAATTATAACTTTGTACACGCATCTTTGGGTAGTCAGAACGGTAGAATAGTTAAAGAAGATGAGATACCTGAAGGCGAAAAAGAATGGGACAGTTACTGGGAGGTTAAGTCATGAGTTTTACTGAAGAGTATCTTAATGAGAAAAGTATACAGAATGTTGTTCATATAGGTGCTGATAGAGGCGGTGAGTTACCTCAATACAGAAACTTAGGTGCAAAGAAAGTTGTATGGGTTGAAGCAAATCCTGATGTGTATGGTGAACTCTTAGAAAACTTAAAGATTATGAACATCTCTGAGGTTCAAAGCATACCTTTTAATCAATTAATATCTGATACAGACGATGCATCAACAGAGTTTAACATTTATTATGGACCTGACGCAGGACATCTAATAGGTAATAAAGGAATGTCTTCTATGTTGAAGGCAGAATACCCAGTCTCTGAATGTTATAAAGGTACACTTGAATTAAATGCTTTAACATTAGATACTTTCTTAGAAAGAAATGAGTTGGGTTATGATTTTGATATGGTAAACATTGATACTCAAGGAGCAGAGTTTAAAGTATTGAAAGGTGCTAGTAAACTTTTAGAGAAAGTAAAGTATATAAATTGTGAAGTAACATTCCATAGTCCCCTCTATCAGAACAACTCAACCTTTGGTGAGGTAAATTGTTTATTAGAGAGTTATGGGTTTAAGAGAATTCATGTCGATTATTGTACTGAAGGTAATTGGGGTGATGCACTATACACTAAGGAGACATTATGACTGACATTAAGTATCATTCACAAGTAGGGCAAGATAAGTTTGTTATCAATGCACTGAAATTTAAAACCAATGGATTCTTCTTTGAGTTTGGTTCTCAGGATCCTATTGAAATCAATAACTCATATACTCTTGAGAAAGATTTTGGATGGACTGGAGTAATGTTTGAGTGGGATGAGAAGTATGTTCCTTTATATGAAAAGCATCGTTCAGAAGATACAACATTTGTTATTGCTGATGCTACTGCAATAGATTATAAGGAAGTTTTTCCTGCGTTACAAGTTAAGAAAGAATTAGATTATCTTCAGATTGATTTAGAGTCTGGAATGGGTACTCCATTAGAACTTTTAAAGAAATTAGATGAAGAAGTGTTGGATGATTATAAGTTTGCTACGGTAACTTTTGAACATGATATCTATTGTGCTAGACCTAATAGTAGAGATAATGTTGGGTGTGATGAGAATGGATGGAGACCTTTTGACCCTGATAATTTTCATAAGGTAAGGGATGGTTCTAGAGAAATATTTGAGAAGCGTGGGTATGTTCCTGTACTTAAAGATGTTAAGTGTAGTAAGGAACATCAGAATCCTTTTGAGGATTGGTGGGTGCATCCTGACTTAGTTGACATGGAACATATTCAAAAGATAATTGATATGAATCAAGATGTCTATGAAGATAATGATGTAACAGGAAGAGCAATCTCTGGTCCACATGTAGTATATCCATGAAAGTATGTTTGGTAAAGCAACCAAGTGGTATCGGAGATGTTTTATTCTGTCAGAAAATAGCAAAGGTTATACAACAAACTACAGAATATAAACAAATCATTTGGCCTGTTGCACCAGTATATTCATATCTTAGTGAGTATATGGGAGATGATGACCTTTATTTCCCTACTGAGGACAGCGACTTTCCCTTAAAGGAAGTCTATCAGTCAGGTAGTATGCAAGTGCTCAAGACTGATGACTTTATATTTGTTCCATTACAGACAGCAGACTATGTACTGTCTCCTTGTAAGTGTCACAATAATCCAAGAGCACATGGACATATCAAATATAATTTTTGCAATATAGATTACCTTGATTGGAAAGACTATCTTGCTTTTAGAAGATTTGAGGAAAGAGAAGCTGCTCTTATAGAACATCTGGGTTTGAATATACTAGAACCTTATAATATAATCAATAAGAGTTGTGGAACCCCTCCTCACTGCATGTATAGAGATAATATTAAACCAGACAATGACTATAAGAATGTATACATGGAACCAATAGAAGGGTTTACTTTATTTGATTGGATAAAAGTATTTGAACATGCAAAAGAAATTCATACAATGGAGACAGGAGTTTATTATATTCTGGATAAGATGGGATTGGATAATGTCTATATCTATTCTAAGTATACTAGTCAATGGAATCCTGAAAGACATCTTCCTGATGACTTTTCATATATGAAAGACCATTGTAATCCTAAGTGGAGGTATGTTAATTGAACATTCTTATTACTGGTTGTGGTAGTGGACTAGGTAGAGGATTCTTTGAGATGAGAAAGGACTACTCTCACAATGTCTTCCCACATTTTAGAGAACCAATATCATATATTCCTTTAGAGGATGATAACCAACCTCTTCTTGGTGATATAACAGACCCTATGTTTTATGATAAGTTATCTTCTTTCTTAGAGGATAATGATATCAATGTCTTTGTTAATAATGCAGCATTACATAAGCAAGAGAATCTATTAGATACTAGTGATGAAGATATTATTGATATGGTTAACACTAATCTTACATCTCAGATACTAATACTTAAGAGAGTTTATAAGTTTTTTAAAGAGAAGGGTGGTGGAATGATAATCAATATTAACTCAGTGGCATCAAAATACCCTTCACCAAAGGAGACTATATATTCAGCAACTAAATCTGGATTAAGTGCTTTTTCTAAAGCATTGCAATTGGAGTCGATAGGTGATAGAATTGAAATAGTTGATTTCTTTCCTGGTGCTATGCAGACTCGCATGACATTGGGTAGGGATAATTATGAAACTCTTATGAATGTAAAAGATGTTGCAGCAATGATTTATGATGTCATATCTAATGACAGAAATATTTCTATGAATGAAATTGTAATTCGTAAACGGGGTATCTGATGGGATTGTTACGGGAGCACAAGTTAACTGATTATATTGATAGATATAATCTTAAGTATTATTTTGAAACAGGAACTGGTAAAGCAGAATGTTTAGAGTATGCATTACGATATCCTTTTGAAGAGTATTGGACAGTTGACATTGATGAAGATTTGATTGAGGAATCATTCAAAAAGTTTCAGAACATGAGTAAGAATATTAATCTTCTCATAGGTAAGTCAATCGATATTTTAGATGAGTATGTACCTCAGATACCTAAAGAATCTCCTACATTATTCTACTTAGATGCTCATTTTCCTGGTGCAGATTTCCAGAAGTGTACCTATGAAGAATCTATTAGGGAGCATAAGAAGGATGCATTCCCTCTTGAAGAAGAAGTGGATGTTATTCTAGAGAAGAGAGATATATCTAAAGATGTTTTTATTATAGATGACTTGGTATTATATGAAGAGGGTGATTTTGAATGTTTAAAGGTTGGTTGTGTATGGGAATATGGATGGTTACAAGAAGAGTTGGATTTGAAAACAGATTCTAAGTTCTTGTATGAAAAGTTTGAAAAGACGCATGACTTTAAGAAGGATTTAAGAAGTCAGGGTTATCTAATTATTACTCCAAAACAAAATGAAAGCAGCGATTCTTGAGAAAATAGACGCACCACTTGCAGTCAGAGATGTAGAACTAACTGAATTAAAGTTTGGTCAGGTACTAGTAAAGGTTCTTGTAAGTGGTCTATGTGGTGCTCAGTTGCATGAGATTAGAGGACATAAAGGAAATGCTAAGTTCCTTCCTCACCTCATGGGACACGAGGGATGTGGCATAGTAGAAGAAGTAGGACTTGGTGTTACTACTGTTAAACCAGGTGATAAGGTTGTAATGCACTGGAGACTTGGTGAAGGTATGGAAGCACCTTTCCCAAACTATGTTCTAGATGGTAAGACTATCTCTAGTGGTAAGGTAACAACTCTAAGTGAATACTCTATAGTATCTGAGAATAGAGTTACTGCTATTCCATCTGAAACTCCTAGTGTCCTTGCTGCTATGTTAGGATGTTCTTTGACGACAGCATTGGGTATCATTGATAATGAGTGTGACCTTAAGTTTGGTGAGACTGTAGCAATTATTGGGTGTGGTGGAGTTGGTCTTAACCTCATTCAAGCAGCAACTATGAGAAGTCCTTTGAAGATATATGGGGTTGATATTAATAGAAAGATGATTGATTTGACTTATATAATGGGTGCTACTTTATTCACTGAGAGTATAAATGATATAGAAAAAAGTATAGATGTTATTATTGATACTACAGGTATTCCTCAAGTGATTGCAGATGCATATAACAAACTTGCACCTAGTGGTAGGTTGATTCTTGTGGGACAACCTGCACCTGGAAAGGGTGTTGAACTTCCTAATGCTGTTTCAATGTTTGATGGCACTGGTAAATCTGTCAAGGCAACTCAAGGAGGAGGAACAATTCCTCATGTTGATATTCCAAGATATATTGAGTTAGCAAGCAAAGGTATCATATCTTATGAGCAACTTCACACAGATACTTTTACTTTAGATGAAGTGAATGATGCATTCGACTTGCTTAAGTCGGGAAGTGCTGGTAGAATAATGATTAAGATAGGAGATGTTGAATGAGAAAACAATGGACTAAAGAGGAATTGATTGCCTTTGAAGACCGTATAGGTGATCTTTATATGGACAATCAACTTCCTTTTCTCTTTCATCTCTCAGGAGGAAATGAAGAACAATTAATTGATATCTTTAAAGATATTAAAGAAGGTGACTATGTAATCTCCAGTCACAGAAATCATTACCATGCTCTTCTTCATGGCATACCTCCAGAGGTTGTAGAAGATAGGATTAAGAATGGACGTAGTATGTTCATTTATGATCGTGAAAGAAACTTCTTTGTTTCTGCTATCATTGGTGGCACTCCTGCTATCGCTGCAGGGATTGCATGGGCACTGAAACGCAAAGGATCAGACCAAAAGGTATGGTGCTTTGTTGGTGATGGTACAGAGGATAATGGACACCTTTCAGAGGCAGTTCGTTATGTTGATGGGTTTGATTTACCTTGTAAATTTATCATAGAAAGCAATGACAGATCATGTGAAGCAAGTAATGCTGACCGTTGGGGCAAGACAGGACATCCAACTTGGAATTCTAGCAGTGTTATTAAGTATCATTATGAATGTACTTATCCCCACTGCCGCAAGCCAGGGATGATTGACCTGTCTAAGGCAATCAAGAAAACAGATAATGAATATTTCCCTCCTCTTCCACCTACTATACCTTATAATCATCTTATAGGAGAACAGAATTTATCATATAAAGATGCAATGGTTGAGTCTATGACTGAACTTGGTGAGCAAGGTGCAATCTTTATTGGGTATAATGTTAAGTATGGTAATGCTATAGGTACATTGAAGAATGTTCCTGATGACCAGAAGTTAGAAACACCTGTAGCAGAAAATCTAATGGCAGGTCTTGCTATTGGTATGTCATTTGAGGGATTCCTACCTGTTATATACTATGAAAGACATGATTTTATGTTAGTAGCAGCAGATGCTATTGTGAATCATATTGATAAGATTGAACGCATCTCTCATGGTGAGTTTAAGTGTCCTGTTATTATCCGTGCAGTCACTGCTGATGCTGGTCCTTTCTATTCTGGCATTACTCATTCTCAAGACTTTACTAATGTCTTTAGAGAAGCAGTTAGTTTCCCTGTTTTAGATCCTACTAATGGTGAACAGGTATTAACAGCATTTAAAGAAGCAAGAACTAGCGGAAGACCACTTATGGTAATTGAAAGAAAGTCGAGGTACTGATGCTAGAATTTAACAGTTGTCCTTACAGGAATGCTCCTTACATTGGACCGCATAGTGAATGGATAGTTGATATTTACCAGAAGTATTTTGGTGATAAGACTGATGGTTTCTTGGTTGAGATTGGAGTAGGATGTGTACTTGATTGGAACTTGATGGGTACTCCTAGAATGTTAGACTGGGAGAAGGATGAAATCATCAGAGGAGAAAGTCATACTCTTGAGTTATTAGAGAATGGATGGACTGGAATTTATATTGAGAGTATCCATGAGATTATGGATAATGAATTTGAACCTCTTATAAAGAAGATACTTCCAGAGGAACAAGTTGAAAAGATTAAGATAGTAAAGTGTGGTGCTTCAGATAAGAAAAGAGTAACAAGAATTTTCAGTCAAGAATCTCTAGAGATTTTACCTGAGAATGAAACTGAAATTGATACAATAGTTCCTTATAATTATCAGGGTAGAAAACTATTATGTGACGCAACCTCTACTCTCTTGGAGCAGAATGATTGTCCATATGATATTGATTTCCTATTGATGGATGTAGAAGGACATGAGTTAAGTGCTATTGCTGGTTTAGATTTTACTAAGCATAGACCTAAGTTGATGTTAATAGAGACTGGTATAGTTCCTTTACATGAAGTGCAGGGTGCATTACCTTCTGATTATAAATTGATAGGAATGGATAGTATCAATTCCATGTTTGTACATAAAGATTTTTATATAGAATGAAGACTTACATTTCAACTGGTATCGGTGATATGGTCTTTCTTGATTCCATTTTAACATTGGAAGAGAAAGCAACTATGACAGAGATATATTGGGCATGTAGATTTGGTAAGGACTTGGTTCCTTTATTTGAAAATAATCCAGACTATCCTAATCTAACTGGTCAATATACAATTGCTGATGAAGTTGGTAAGGCAGAGATGGCAAAGATTCAATCTATTGCTGTTCCTTTCTGGCACTTTAGACCTGACTATCAACCTAACTTCTCAGTAGGTTTAAGTTTGTTTGGTCTTAAGGAGGATGAAGTTCAAGCAGTTGATGCATCAGGATGTTTTGATGACCCCACTAGACCATTTGTAGGGTCATCTTTTATTAAGAATGCAAAACCTGTTGATATAAAAGACTATATTGTATTTCATTGGCCAACATCTACTAGACCTAGATCAGATATTGCTACCATTAGTAATGAAGATTGGCAGTTTGTAGACAACCTTTCTAAGGATAAAGGAATGAGGGTGATGGTTATTGCTGACAGTGAAATCCCTGTACCTCTTCAGAACTATGAGTTGTTAGTTAAACCTGATATACATTATATTGTTGACTTAATTGCATCATGCGACTATTATGCTGGTTGTGATTCATTCTGTGCTCATTTAGCATCGAAGGTCTTGTCAAAGGAAAAACTCTTTGTCAAATCGCATGAAGGAGGTATTAAAGATAAACTTTTAAACACTCCATTTGCTAGAGTATTTCTTCCACATCCACCTGAAGATGTGGCACAATTTTATAAACCATATATTGGACACCCATGAAAAAGGTTTTGGTAATAGGTGAGAGTTGTAGAGATGTTTTCATCTACTGTGATGCTCTTCGTTTATGTCCTGATGTTCCAGTCCCTGTTCTTAATATAAAGAATGAGACAGACAATCCTGGCATGGCAAAGAATGTTTATATGAATATCAAAAGTCTAATCGATGACTGTGATGTTCTTACGAATGAAAACTGGTATGAGATAACAAAGACTAGGTATGTTGATGAGAAGAGTAATCATACATTCTTTAGAGTAGATACTCCACATAATATTTCTAGAATAGATTTATCTAAGATTGATTATAATTATGAGATTATTGTGATTTCTGATTACAATCGTGGGTTCTTACATGAAGATGATATAGCAGAGATATGTTCTAATCATCCTAATGTTTTTATAGATACCAAGAAGGAACTTGGGTTGTGGGTAAAGAGTGCTGCATACATTAAGATTAATAATGTAGAGTATGAGAAGTCAAAAAAGATTGCAGAGGTTCCAGAGATTGCTAATATAATTATTAGAACCAAGGGTGATGCTGGATGTGACTATGATGGAAAGAACTATCCAGTTAATAAAGTTCCTGTACAAGATGTATCTGGTGCAGGGGATAGTTTTTTAGCAGCACTTGTGGTAAAATATGTTCAGACTCATTCCATAGAGGATAGTATTGTGTTTGCAAATGAATGTGCATCTAAAGTTGTTAAGCAAAGAGGAGTGACAGTAATATGATTATTCTTACAGGTGCTAACGGTTTTATTGGTAAGAAGTTTCTCAAAAGATTTGAGCAAGAGGGGAAGATAGTAGTCACAGTTGAAAAGAATAATAGTTGGCATTTTAGACAAAGTTTTTATAAGTGGCAAGATGTTGAATTGATAATTCATCAAGGTGCAATCTCTGATACCACTTGCACTAACCTAAAGGCAATCAATCATTTTAATGTTGAGTTTACTGAGTGGTTATGTGAGCAAGCAATAAGGTATCAAATACCAATGAAGTATGCATCCTCTGCATCAGTCTATGGTAATCAGCAAGGTATTATAAATCCTCTTAATTACTATGCTATATCTAAAGTTATTTCAGACTATTGGGTACAAGATCATATAGATGAATTTAAATTAATACAAGGATTTAGATACTTTAATGTCTATGGTGATGGTGAAGAAGATAAGGGAGACCAATCAAGTCCAGTAAGTAAGTTTTCAAAACAAATAGAAGAGACTGGTAAATTAAAACTCTTTGAAGGGTCAGATAAATTCTTGAGAGATTTTATATGTGTAGATGATATTGTGAATGTTGTTCTTGATAATGATAAACCATCTGGCATCTATGATTTGGGTACTAGTAATCCAATTAGTTTTCAAAAGGTTGCGGATTGTGTGGTTAAGAAGTATAATGGAGAGATAGAATATGTACCATTCCCTGACCATCTAAAAGGTAAGTATCAGGATTACACTTGTGCTGTACCAGAGTGGGGAGACTATTCATTTATTACTGTTGAGGAGTATTTGTCATGAGGATTGTTTGGACTAATGGGTGCTTTGATATAATGCATCCAGGACATATTGAACTCTTTAAGGCATGTAAGACTTTAGGTGATAGATTGATTGTGGGTGTTGATACTGATGCAAAGGTATCAGCAGATAAAGGACCAAAGAGACCTGTTAATCCTCTTGCTTATAGAATAGCAATGCTTGAGTCTATTAAGTATATTGATGAGGTTCATGCATTTGGGACAAGAAGAGAACTTGAAGAGTTAATACAATTTTATAACCCAGAGGTTCTTGTGGTTGGTGGTGATTGGAGAAGAGGTGATGTTGTTGGAAGAGAGTTTGCTAAAGATACTAGATTCTTTAATAGAATAGGTGGTTATTCTACAACTAAATTTATTGATAAGATTATTGATGGAGATTATAGATGAGATATTGTATTGATATAGATGGTACTATCTGTACACCTGGTACTTGTAGTGGATGTCAGTATGAAGGTGCTACTCCTAAGAAGGATAGAATAGAGTATGTTAATAGGTTATATGATGAGGGAAATTATATTATATACTTTACTGCTCGTGCAATGGGTAGGAACAGCGACCTTCCACATGAAGAAGCAGGAAAGAAAGCATATGAATTACTACACCCTCTTACTAAAATGCAACTAGATATATGGGGATGCAAGTATCATGAACTCATTATGGGAAAACCTCATGCTGATATGTTCATAGATGATAAGGCATGGCCTGACCATACATTTTTTAGTGACAAACCATGAGCACGAATGAAATTAAACACGTTCCCAAGGGTTGGGGATATGAAAAGTGGATTGTGAATACTGATCTTTACTGTGGTAAACTTCTGTATATTAATGCTGGTAAGAGATGTTCTTGGCACTATCATTATAAGAAAGATGAAACCTTTTATATACAAAGTGGGGAAGTTCTGCTAATATATGGAGATGATAATGATATGGAAAAAGCAAAGATGAAGATATTAAAACCAGGAGATAAATTCTATGTTTATCCTGGTCTTAGGCATCAGATGCAAGCAAGAACTGATACCGAACTCTTTGAATTTTCTACTCAGCATTTTGATGAAGACAGTTACCGTGTGGAGGCTGGTGATTAATGACAATTGGTTATAACCGTCTGGGTTCCAATGGAAGACTTGGGAACCAGATGTTTCAGTATGCAGGGTTGCGTGGTATTGCTGCCCATCGTGGATTTGATTGGACAATTCCTGAACCTGTAACTTATGGTGACAGTAACTATGGACTGTTTGATTGCTTTAAGATGTCTTCAGTTAAGGAAGAAAATTTTGGATTGATACAGGGAGAATCATTACAGACAGGATGCTTTCATTTCAATCAAGATGCTTATGATAAATGGCCTGATGCTACTAATCTACATGATTACTTTCAGACAGAGAAATATTTTAAGAATGTAGAAGAAGATATTCGTAAGGACTTTACTTTTCAAAATGATATCATGGCTCCATGTTTGGAAGTTATGAATGAGTATGAGGAACCTATCTTTATACATGTGCGTCGTGGTGACTATGTAAATCAACCAGAGAATCATCCTGCATTACCAGTTAGTTATTATAAGAATGCACTAGAGAAACATTTCAAGGATGACCAACCAGTATTTGTATTCTCTGATGACCTTGATTGGTGTAGAGAGAACTTTAAGGATGACCGTTTCTTAATTTCTACAGAGAATCCATTGTATGAACAGACTGCAGATACAAATGATGGTAGAGTAAAATCATTTATTCCTTACTATGATTTGTGTATGATGTCACTATGTACTGGTGGTATCATTGCTAATAGTTCTATGAGTTGGTGGGGAGCATGGTTGATTAATAACCCTACCTCACCTATAGTTGCTCCTACTCCTTGGTTTGGTGCAAACTATTCTCATTATAATATGAATGATTTGATTCCTGAAAGTTGGATTGTGGAGAGTATTACATGACTATTTGGCAAAACTATATCAGTACTTACAGGTCAATGTTACCTTGTAAGATTGAAAACTTATGGGCATCATGGCAAGCAAAGGGAACCTCCTTAAATGCTATAGACCATTCTCACCAGTATCTACTTAAGTCAAGGCAGGTAGATATATCTGATGGTAAGAATGTTGATATCTTTAATTGTATAGCATATCCAAAGACAGGTAGTAATCTTCCTTGTTTTGGTATGGACTTGATGAAGTTTTCTCCCAAGAAAATTATCATAGTATTTGACTTCCAACATCCTGTAGAGAACTATTTGTTTGAAGTTAAAGGGTTGCCATATGGTAGAGGGGATTATAGATTCTTTGAACCAGGTAATCATTTCTCCAGAAACATTTATATACAATATGTTCAACCATATGAGATTGATGCACATCTTCCTATGTTTGAGAAGTATCTTCAGTGTTGGATTGATATGCTAGAAGAGGCAAAACCAACTGGAGAAGATACTACAGAGTATAAGGACTTTGATTCTTACATGACAAAACTTGACCCTGTTGGTGGGTTCCTTGCTGGTAAGTTTGGTAAGGAAAAAGCAGACAGTCTTGTAAATGATTTCTTATTTGCTTACGGTTGATGGATCTTACATTTTTAATACCAACTAGAATAGAAACAGAGGATAGATTGAGAAATATCATATCTTCTGTTTCTTATTTGTTGAAACATTTAGATGCTAAGGTTATTGTAAAAGAGGTAGCACCTCACCATACCTTTAAGCATAGGGCATTACCTGAGATTAAGAAGTATGCTGACACTAGTAACTTAACTTGTTTGTTTGAAGAGACGCAGGAACCTTTATTTTGTAAGAGTAAGGTTCTAAATGATTTGCTAGTTGCATCCGATACAAAGTTTGTTGCTAACTATGATGCTGATTGTATTCTTCCATTAAGTTCTTACCATGAAGCATATGATATTCTTGCTAATGATAAGGCAGATATAGTATACCCATATCAATGTGGTGTATATCAATGGAAAGCAAAATATGATATGGAGATTTATAATTTATTTACATATAAACTTAGTACTGATATGTTAGATTGTGAGAAAACATTATCTAATTCTACTATTGGTTGGACGCAGTTTGTAAATCGTCAAAAGTATATTGATTCTTATATGATGAATGAGAACTTTGTATCATGGGGTTGTGAAGATGATGAGTTTTATTTTAGGATGAGTACATTAGGAAATAGAATTGCAAGAGTGAATAATTATGTGTATCATTTAGAGCATTCACGTACTCATAATTCTTGGTTTAGTAATCCCAATTTCAATAGTAACTGGAATCTTTGGAATACTATAAAAACATTTGACAAAGACAAGTTGGTACAGTATTATGAAGGACAAGAGTATCTTAAAGTTCGGAAGAAGCAATTAGCATGATAGGATTCAATGCTCTAGGAAGAATGGGACGTTTGTGTAATCAGATGTTCCAGTATGCAGCACTCAAAGGTCTTGCTAAGAACGCTGGTGCAGAGATTACCATACCATATTATGAACAAGCAGTTGATGATGGTATGGGTAACATGCTTAGGACTGAATTGTTTGATTCTTTTGACCTGAATGTAAAGACGGGTCTATTGAATAATGGTCATGCCCCAGTGGTTAATGAAAGGTTCTTTCATTTTGATGAGGAACTTTTTAATAACTGCCCTGACCATGTAAGTTTGCAAGGGTATTTCCAAACAGAAAAATACTTTAAGCATATTGAGCAGGAGATAAGAGAAGATTTTACTTTTGATACTGGAGTCTCTACTCCATGTAAAGAGATGATTTCTTCTGTAGAAAATCCTATTGCATTACATGTAAGAAGGACTGACTATATTAAAAATGCTGAGAATCATTTTAACTTACCTCTTTCATATTACGAAGCAGCACTCAAGCACTTTGATGATGACCGTAATGTTATTGTATTCTCAGATGACCCTGCTTGGTGTTTAGAGCAGGAGTTATTTTCAGATGATAGGTTTATCGTATCTGAAAATGATGATAACAGAGTAGACCTTTGTTTGATGTCTATGTGTAATGATTTTATCATTGCAAACTCATCATATTCTTGGTGGGGAGCATGGTTATCTACTAACAAAGACAAGAAAGTAATTGCACCTGTCCAATGGTTTGGTAAGACAGGTTACACAAAAGACCACGATACTAAAGATTTAATTCCCAATGACTGGATCCGTATCAATGATGGACAAGAATAAGTCTGCCCATAAGTTTAAAGGAGTTCCTCACATCTATTGGATCAATCTTGATACCGATGATGAAAGAAGAAATTATATGGAGGAGCAGTTTAAATACTGGGAGATAAAAAATCATACTAGAATCAGTGGGTATGATGGTAGAGAAGATGATGTTACTGAGCATTTGAAGGGAAAGTTTCCTGACTTCATGAATATGAATGAGGTAGCATGTTGTATGTCACATCTCAAAGCACTTAAGAAATTTTATTATGAAACAGATGATGAGTACTGTATCATTGCAGAAGATGATGTAGACTTACATATTGCAAAGTATTGGAGTTTTACTTGGGTTGAGTTCTTTGGATTGCTTCCTCATGATTGGGATGCTATACAGATGACTACAATTTGTACAGGTGATATTCATATTAGATTGCATCGAAAATTCATCAATGATTTCTCTGCTGCATTCTATTTGATTACTCGTCATCATGCAGGTAAAGTTTTAAGAACTCATTGTCGTGGAGAGAAATATAAATTAGACCAAGGTGTTAAACCAAGAGCAGTTTCTGAAGATGTTATATTAGAGACTGGTAAAGTATATACAATTCCTATTGTTCTTTATAATCTGAGGTTCCCTTCAGGTATACATCAAGAACATATTGGTTACTTCCACAAAGCACCACACTCTGCTCTTTTAAATTATTGGGAGAGTGCTGGTTCTCAAATGAGTATACAAGACCAAATGAATTATGACCCATATCTTGGAAACACCACTGAAAATAGTACTCAACCTTTTCAAGCTACTGGTGTGACACCAACGAATGGTCAAGGTTCTACATACTGAGTGTGACAACCACATAAGTAACTGTCATATGTTGACACCGTTTAAATAATCTGGTATTATAAATAATAACAACTGGCACACTGTGACAGTTACAAATATATACTAAGGACTCGAAAGAATCGTAACCCTTCGTAGATGTAAACAGTTTCCCATGTCGGGGAGACTATCATCCGCAGGGTTTTTTAATGCCCGTGCGAGATAATTTAAAACAATCATGTCAATCAAATCAACAATCGCAGCTATTTTCGCTGCACCTTTCGTACTTTCTTCAGCTGCTTTTGCTGGTCCTTACGTGAACCTAGAATCTAACGCATCATATCC